TCAGGGTGAGAAACAGTTCCAGGTGTTCGTTGGCGTTCATGCGTTACCGGGCGCGGGTGCTCAAGGCGTTGAGGGCGGTGAGGAAACAGCTCCAGCCGTAGTGCCAAGCGCCGACTCCATGACCTGCCTGTATGACTCGGCAAACAGCTTCGGCAAGTTCTGCGTGACCATTGCCGACAGGCCGACGAGCATTCCTTTGAGGCCGAGCTTGTCGGCGATCCCTAAAAAAGCGCTGTTCACCTCGACAAAACTCTCAACGATCTGCTCGATCTCGGACGGCCACAAGTCCTGCAACCGTTTTCCCTCGGGCAGATCCACGCAGTCGGTGAGCAGCGAGATCATTTCGCCCGCCTGGTCACCTCGCCGACGTCCTTGACGGTGATGATCAGTGATTTACGCATGGCGTTACTCCTGATTTAAAGCCCCGTTAACGGCTCTTATTAGCTGAGCCAGATATGCTGCATCGGATGATCCTTGCCGGCCGGCGTCTCCAGCACGCCCTCGAAGGTGACGTTGACGAACTCCTCGCCTATCAGGCTGAAGTTGGAGGTCGGGTTGAGCCGCATCTGATAGATCTCGGAAATGAAGTCGCGGCCGTCGGCAAAGTTCTGGCCGTCCAGCTTGACCCGGATACGCACGTTGGCCTTGGTCATCCCCTTCATGATCGTACCGTTGACCGCCGCCTTGGTCAGGGTGACGCGCACCGTCGCTCCGTCGGCAATAGCTCCGCCCGACTTGGCCATAATCATCCCCAGGCGCGGATTGATCTCATAGTCGGTGCCGGCCAGGTAGGTTGCCGGATCGGTGTCGGTGTCTTCCGTAACCACTACGGCGCTGATCATGTAATGGCCGATGTCCACCCATTTATTCGGGATCGTCACCACCGCGATCGGCTCGGTGACGTCGCCGGCATCCTGTGTCAGCACAGCATTGGTGCCGAAAAAGCCGGCGGCGAACAGGGCCTGGTCGAGCTGGCCGAAGGTGATGGTCGCCACCATCGGCTTGGGCAGGGTCACCGCGGCCAGCGTCTGGCCGTAATTGCTGCGGCCATGGGCCGTCTGCTCCTTACGTTCCGAGTCCGGTTTGGGCGTGAACTCCGAGCAGTCGCCTTTCAGCTCCAGCCCGGTCGCTTCGCCGGTATCACTGAGAATGTCGACGTAGGCGTCGGCCGCGCCGAGAAATGAAAACGGTGTGTTCATGTGCTCCTCCTTAGATGATCGTCATGGTCACGAAACGGACCTCATAGACGACCCGCGTTTTATCGAATTTATCCACAAACCGGGTGCCGGCCGCCGCCAGGTGTTTGACGCCCCGGCACGGCTGCCAGCCGACCCCGGCCGCATTCACCTGCTCAACCAGATTGAGCGCCTCGGCAGGCGTTCGGGTCAGCTCGAGGATGACGATCACCGACCAGTAGCGGCTCAGCTTCTGGCCGATATGCTGCTGCAGGCTGCCGGTCGAGCGCTCCGGATAGTCCCCGGAAAAGACCACCACCGCCGCCGGCAGGAGGGCGTCGGTGGCCATCGCCTCGTCGAGATCCTCCATGCCGACCACCGAGCGCAGCGCCGGCACCTGCTCCTTGATCTGCTTGATCAAGGCGTCGAGCTGCTCGGCCAGGCTCATCACCGCCGCCATCTAAAAGCCCTCCAGTAGTCCGCCCGGCCCGCCGAGCACCTTGCCGCTCGATGCGGCGAGCGTCTGGCCGGGCGGATCTTCTTTCTTGCTCGCTGACCCGAAGCCGATCTGGCCGGTGCTGATCTTCACCAGCACCGCCAGATCCGCCTGATACTGCTTCTCCCACACCTCCGGTACCTGGTTGCGCCGCCGGTAGAGAAAGAAGACGGCCAGGTTGGCGGCAATGGTCCGGATCAAACCCGGTACCGGATCAAGCGGCACCGTGCGTTGCAGGCCGACATAGCCGTCGATCACCCGGCCCGCCTGGTCGATCGCCGCGGCGATGGTCGCGTCGTCAACGGCTTCTGCTCCGGCCTGATCGTTGGACAACTTGATCAGGGTCTCTTCCGGCAGCAGGGCCACCAGGTCGGTCAGCTGTGCGTAGGCCATGAGTTCCTCTCAGTTTAGGCTGCGGTCGCCACGCCCTTGCAAATCGCCTTGACCACCGGTACCGGTACCGGCTTGCTCATGCCGATGATCTCGTAGCCGGACGGGTTCTCCTTCTTCACCGGCTTGGAGTAGAACGGCATCGGCAGCAGGTTGGCGTCCAGGTCGTCAAGGGCGCAGTAGAACAGCCGCCACGGCGCGTCGGCGGCCACCGCCAGCACGTGGTGGTCGGTCACCGCCGGCACCCAGGCGCTGTTGGTCAGGTTGGTGTAGCCGCCCTGGGCGAGCTTGATCTCAAAGCCGCCGATGTTGATCCCCTGCTCGGTGACCTTGGCGGCGACCTTGCTGTCGCCCGGCAGGGCCAGCACCTTGTTGGCCACGGCCACATAGGTCTTCTGTCCGGCCAGATAGTGGATGGTCGCCCCGTAGCCGCTGGTCTGCTTGATCTTGTTGCCTATGTTGATCAGATCCAGCAGGATGTCGGCGACGGTGGTGTCGGCATGATCCCACTTCTTGACGATGGTGAACTCGAGCACCGAACCGAAATCCACCTCGTAGAGCTTCAGGCCGGTATCGGTCTTCATCGGGTAGCTGATCTTGCCGGTCAGCGATTGGCAGGCCAGGGCCTCGGTGGTGGCCCGCACCACCCGGCGTTGGGCGTCCACCTTGTTGCGCACCCATTGTTCGGTGCCGGTGGTGCCGAGCAGCTTCAGGTTGTTCAGGTCCGCCGCCGTGACAAAGGACGAAATGTCCACCGGCTGCGGCTCCAGATAGGTGATCTTCTGACCCTCGCCGCCCAGCGCATAGGCGGCCGTGCCCCGGCGCACCACCGGCACGTTGCCGTTGATCGCGGTCAGCTCGTCGAAGCCGAGCACCGGGAAGGGGTGCGTCGGCCGGTTCGGGTAGATCAGGTCCATGATAAAGGTCTGCAGCACCGGCAGGGCGAGCAAATGGTTGGCCACCGCCGCCGGCGAAAAGAATGATCTCAGGTTGATCTGCATGTCAGCCTCCTTGGCTATGATGATCAGGGGTATGGTTCTCGTTTACGCTCGCCGGCTCAGAGGGGGTAGATGCCGATCCCTTCCAATGCCTCGATGTCGGCTGCCGCCGGCGCCGCCCCGGCCACGCTCAGGTTGGCCGCCACCGCCGTGCCGTGCACCAGCACCGCGCCGGCCTGCTCCTCGGCGGTATCGATGCGTTCCGTCAATACGCCGCCGCCGGCCAGATCGTCCACGCCGAGCAGTCCGGCCTGCTGCCATACCACGGTGCCGTCGGCAATGTTTGCCGCCGCCGTCTCCGGCCAGGTCGGCTCCGCTGCGGCGGTGGTGCCGCCGGTGGTGGCCCGGTAGTAATGACCGTTGGGGGTGGTCGGCACGACCAGGGCGCCGGCGGCGACGACTGTTTCAGCCTCCCAGGCGGCCGCGTCGGCCAGCTCCGGTTCATAGGCCGCCATCTCGCTATTCGCGTCCTTGGCGACCACGGCGCCCGCTTCCAATACCCGGCCGTCCTGGCGAAAGGCCTTGGCCAGCACCACCGCCGGATGGGTCCGGTCGATGATTTGTTTTTCCGTGAGCTGCTGGCTGCCCAGCACTGCGTTATGTGCCATGTCGTTTCTCCTCGTTTGTGGTTAGTGCGCTCGTCGTCGGCACCCGCCGTTGTTACACGTGTTTGCTCAGATCGATCAGCTGCCCCTTGTCGTTTCGGGCGAAGTCCTGGCCGTGCTGATTCTGTTGATCCGGGCCGACCGGCAGCTGCTGGGTAAACTCGGCGGCCGGCAGCGCCCGGACGAAGCCCTTGAACCAGTCGGCCTGGCTGATGGTGCGCTTCGTCCCGTCGGTCTCGAAGCTGAAATCGGCCTGCTCGCCGTCCGGCAGGGACGCCATGAAGGCCACCACTTCATCCTTGCGCGGGGCGGCGATCTTGCCGGTGGCCACCATCTCGGTGTCGACGAAGCGGGCAAAATCGTCCTTGCGCGCCGCCGCCCTGGTCTTCGCGGAACGTTCCTGGTCGGCCGTGCGGGCCGCCTTCTCAGCAGCCAGATCCGCCTCCAGCTGTTTGATCTTCTCGTCTTTCTCCATCTCGTCTTCCTCCTGATCGGTGTCGCGCCGCCCGTCATCGGCCGGCAGCGCAAATTCATGGTCGGTGCATTCGCCGTCCCCGGCGAACTGCGCCGCTTGTTTGAGGCCCGCCACCTGCGGCAGGGCCGCCCCGAGAAACCCCAGGTGCAGCAGCTTCGCCCCGGCCCCGGTGCGCACGATGCGCACCGACCGGTTCTTGAACTTCTTCTGCGCCAGCGCTTCGGCAAAATCCTTGTGCAGCTCGCCGATCCGGCCGAGCAGCACGCCGCCCTTCCGCTTGACCTCGGCAATCCAGCCCCAGGCCGGACTGTCGGTGGCCGGGTGGCCGACCACGATCGGCACCTGGTCCTCGGCGTTGAAGTTGCTCACCATCGCTTCCAGGTCGGCCTCGCTATAGACGCCCTTGTCCCCGTAGTCGCCGGCCTTGAAGATCTCCGTCCATGCTCCGCTTTTCATGATCAGCTCCTCTGCATCAGTCGTTGAAGGTTGGCGCTCACCAACTCCTCGATATCGCCCCAGTCATCGTCCTGAATCATCATGAACGGCCGGGCCGGCAGTTTCAGGTGCCGCGATCGCTGGTGCGCGCCGACCTGCACCTCGGTGAGCGGGATCGGTTTGCCGAACGCCTGGGTGATCCGCCGCACATGCGCCCGCACCTGCTGGCTGATCTGCTTGTCCACCCCGAAATGATGGGCGGCGGCATACTCCACGTTGGTGCCGACCCGGACCGCCTCGCTGCTGCCCATGGAGGTGATCGAGTTCATCAGCCGGCCGGTATCGATCAGGGTCTGGCCAGAAGCCTGCCCGTAACCGGCCTGGCTGTCGGCCCGGCTGCTCGCCGGCCATTTCTGGGGCCGGCCGCCAACCCGGAAGTTCCAGCGCACCGATTCTTCCAGCAGCAGCCCCAGATCGCCGGCGATCGGCAGCAGGTCATCAACCCCCTGCAGCAGCACCCGCACGGCCCGATCGAAACCGGCCCGATCGAGGCGGTAGCTGAGGCCGGAATCGCTCATCGTCTCCCTCCGGGCACAGCTTCCAGGCAGCCGGCAGCGGGATGTATGTTTAAACCCCGTTTAATTTTTCGCCTGCTGGCCGCACCGGGCACCGCCCGAGTGTCGGGGCGGGCACTACCGTGCGTGCGAATTTGGGCCGTTCTGAGCGTTTCTTGCGCTTTCATCGATCGCATGTTATTTTTTCATCATGTCGCAGTGACATACCCGTCGTGCCGGTCGGGGGGGCCACCCTGCCAGACAGGCCTGCACGAGTCGGTCGGTGGCCCGGCCGATCAGCGCGGGTACAGCAGCAAACCCCGCCGCTGCCGCTCCGCGTAGTCGAGATCCGGCTCCCCGCCCTTCATCGGCGCAAAAGCCGTCACTCCCTGAAACTCCCCGTCGGCCACCTCGAACACCGCCAGCCCGGCCAGCCGCTGCTTATCCTGACTCTTCCACAGTCCCACATAGCGTTTGGCCAGCCGCACCGTGCCGGACGCCGGGTCTTTTTGCGGGGTCAGCCAAATCTCCAGGGGCCGCTCGATCATCTCGGCCAGCAGGCCGATGGCCTGGCCGTGTCCGGCCTTGCCGAACTTCCACAGCGGCGCCGCGCCCGGAGTCTTGTCGATGAGATAGCTGCGCAGCGACAGCACCACCGGCTCGCCGGCCCCATCCGTGAGGATGGTCTGCTCGCCGAACCGTTCGACAAACGCCTGCCGGTAAAACTCGTCATCTCGGCCGGCCGGCAGCAGGGCGCTTTCATCCAGATCATCGATCGCCGCCGGCCGGATGTTGCGCAGCGCCGGGCGGCGATAATCGTCCGGACCGCGCAGGTCGGGCAGCGGTTCGAATTGTTTCCTGGCGACGCGGCCGATCCCGCCGAAGGCCGCCTTGCCGGGATGGTAGTTAAAGCCCGGATCGGGCAGCAGCTGCTGCATGGCGATCTGCTCGCCGGTCGCCGGGTGGGGAATGAGCACCGCCGTGTTGGTCGGGTCCTCGGTCTCCACCGTCAGCCCGCGCCGTTTGACCTGCCCCTCGGTCAGCGACAGCACCGAGCAGCGGCAGCGAAAGCCGTTGGGCGGATACCACGTGTCCCAGAACGGGTGCTCGGCCGGAAAGACCTTGCCGTCCATGGCCCGGTGGGTGGGCCGGGTGCGTCGGTCGTTGACCGCGTTGTACATCAGATACGGGAACGACCCGGTCCGCTCCTTCTGCCGCTGCCAGCGGCCGGCGTTGTAGGCCGTCTGGATGTTGGTGCGAAAGATGTTCTGCACCCGCCATTCCCGCTTGCCGCTCCAGCCGCGCCGGGCGAAGATCTCGGCGCACTGCTTCTTGAACTCGCCGTAGCTGATGCCGTCCTCGATCGCCCGCTGCAGCGCCTGATAGACGCTGCTCAGCTCGTCACCCTTGGCGATGCCGGAGACGGCAAAGGCCTTGAGCCGCGCCTCGTTGTCCAGCTTGGCGAACGCCGCCGGGCCGAGCTGGATCTTGTCCTTCCAGAAGGCGATCGCCTCTTGCATCGGCAGCGCTTCAAGCGTCAGTGTCATCGCGCCCCTCCGCCGTTTCTTGCTCGGCCGTATAACTGCCGTAGAGCGATGCCGCCGTCAGCGTCCTGGTGAGCAGATCGCCCAGGGCCTCGGTTTCCAGATCCGGATACAATTCGAGCAGA